ATTTGATCTCATCCTCAGGCTTGAATCTCGAGTCTGACTCCTCTCTTGTGATAGTCATGGAGGAGCTTCTAGGTATTAGCTTTAAGATAAATGGAATGACACTCAACCAGAAGTATGCAAAGTATATGAGACTCTCTTATGATGGAGCACAATTCTCAGTTCTCCATCAAGAGTGTCCAATGGATGAGATTTACATAGCCTCGAGACTATCAATGAAGAAAATTGTTGATAAGATCCCAGTGAGCGGAGATTTCAGCAAATTCCTTCTGGATTTCTTGAACTCTGCAACCGATGAGCTGGAGGCACCTAAAGATCTCAAGGAATTCGGGATGATATACAAGATTAGACATGACATGATTCTTAGTGAAATGTTACGAGGTTGTCCTGATGCCTTAAGAGAGCCCACATTCAAGAAAATATCGGAGCTCCTGATGGTCAAATCTGATGATGAATATGTTAATTTGACTCCGGATGCATACTTGCCTGCTCAAAGAGTCATACTGGAGCTTGGCATATCTCTGGACCCTGACTCATATGAAGCTAGGAAGATCTCATATTATAATCCGGCTCTGATTGACCTCAATAACAAAGGCTGCAATCTATCCTTATTGGTGGTAATCTTCCCTGCAAATGGTCAATCAATAGAGAGCAAGTGCCCTGATTGGCTCAAGGTGGACTTCAATAAATGCAAATCGATCCTCATGAGAACAATGTCTTATCTTCAAAGAATACGTATAGATCCAACTGTTCAGAGAATGATCAACGCCTATGACTTTGACCTAGATTATAATAGCAGACTGACAATCTCACAGGGTGAGCTACATGATGGACTGAAGCAGTACAAGAATCTGTTCAGGACAAGTGATGATCTAAAGGATTTCATGAACAGGTCTGGTAGATTCTGTGACATGTTTAATCCAAATCTCACATTTTCAGATGACATCTTGCTCAATGAACTAACTGAGTATGTGTTAAAGAATTTTAACAAGCTTCAGGATTCATTCATGCCAACATCTGATGTCTCAAAGAGCTGGGCTGATTTTAGAATGGAGATGAAGATAAAAGAGAATCCAATTGATGGTGATATTGACAAAGTGAAGCAAACATTCCCGATCCCTTTTGTTCATTATGTGGAGAGATCTGATGACTTAGCACCTTATGATTATTGCATGAAGACTCTAGAATCATGGAAACCATCCTCTCTGGTGGGTTCACTCATCAATTCACTCAGAGAAACTGATAGAGATGCATTCCACTCATCGTCAACCAAGAACATGCTTAGCATGAGGAAGCACCTCTCGCCAGAGATAAAATATGAGATGAAGATTAAGGGCCCTGGTAGGAAATCTGCAATTAAAGATGGAGACGCAGTTGCATTAGCTGAATCACACAAGTATAACAATTTCTCATATTCACTCGATTGCAATCTGAAGCCATTAAATGATGTGCTAGAGATAATGTCAGTCTCTTCTTCATCAGATATAAAGAACCTAAATATGATTGAGGACCCAGAAGTAAAGAACTCAATCGTATTTAAAACAGCAGAATCTTGTGAGAGGCTTCTTAGCAAAACAAATCAATATGCTTATTTGAGACTAATTGAGCTAATAAGTAGAGAGATTGCACTCAATGGCCTTAGAAAGAGGAAGAACGGTAGGTTCTTATTGATTTGTACAAATATTGAGTCATGCTTGATTCTTATTGCACCTGGAGCTCAACTCAGATCAGAGGGAAACCCTATCTGGTTCAAAGTCCTGTATGCCAAAGAAGTCTTCCATAATGGATTGTTTCCGAACAGGGAACTACATCTGGACCATTATGAAACATCTTGGATATCATT